TTCGTTAAAACTGGGCATTATGCGCGAACTCTCCACGCCGCTATCTTCTAAAATCTTGCGACAGATGCGAGAAGGGTTGTCGCTGTTTGCTGTTACGACCGCGCTAATTCTAGGCGCGCCGCCGTTTAGCTGATCGGTCGCTAACGCCCTAATAGCTAGAAGCGCGGTTTTAGGATAAATAAAATCGTCGCTTACGGTTTCGGTTACGTATTCTAAATAACAATCGCTTGCGTAACGGCTGCCGGTATTAGGCGCGGTTTCAAATTTAGCCCTGATGTTATATTTATTAGGCGGTAAGTTATCCGTCTTAAAAACTCGCCTAAATGTGGAAGTCTGCGCAGCCGAAACGGTAGAATAGCTTACTACTTCATCGTAAGCTTCAGTATAGTCATAATCATCCCACTCCTCTTCATGGTGTATGGTTTGCCCCGTTATCGGCATCCATTTCTCACCATCGGCGGAGTATTCCACCCTCACGTTTACCGAGTATCCGTCAAGCCCGCCGTTATCGTTAGCGTAACAAAGCCCGCGCGGAAAAACTAACGTTACGGATAGGCTCGTTACAAAATTACCGTCCGTTTGCGCTAAAGAGTAAGATAAATCGGGGTTTAGCTTTTTGCCTATATTCTTATCGTAGCTAGTATCGTTAAAATTAGAGATTATATTTTGGTTATTAAGCCCGTTTCTAATCTCATAAGTTACGCCTTTAAAATTCTCTATCGGCTCGTCATTTATCTTAATCTCTCGTATATCTTTAATCTCACCGTCGTTTAGCGCATAAAGACCATTAAAATATTGCTTATCGCCATCGCTAATTATATGCGAAGCGATTAACGGCGGAGTTATTTTATGTGTCCCAAAAACCTTAGGCACTACTTGAGCCTGCATAGCTTGGTTGGTAGGCTTATTCCAGCCGTAGGTATTGGAATTTTTAAAATCCATTCTATCAAAGCCAGGCATAGATGGTTTAGGCATAATAGCACTTAATAGCAAATTGCCAGCCACAGCGATACCAGCGGCTAGCGCATACGTTCCAAGCCCAGCGGCCATAGCTCCCGTTCCGCCTATGACGGTTCCTAACATGCCCGCAGCCGCATAAGGTGCAGCGATAGCTATCGCGATAGAAGCCACGATGCCTAGAATCTTTTTACCGCCTCCGCCTCCGCCTTTAGGCACGATAGCGATATTTACTACGTCGCCGTTTTCAAGCTCGAAAAAGCCGCTTTGTATAACGCTATTTTTAGAAATTACGAGATCGTAAATTTCGTTATCGTATTTTAATTCTTTTAGAATTTCGTCGATATTTTTATACTCTCCG